TTATCATATCTTCGTATACAACTGTAGTACTATCAGTAGGTCTATCATTGATTATACCGAAAGGCACTACATCATCTTCCATTTCTCTTACTCGATCTTGATATAACATCGACTTTAAATCAGTATCGCTCATATCACCGAATGCATCAGAAGACACAAACCATGCGAACATAACCAAATTCATAACTAAGTCATCGTGATTCCCGATCGATGCAGAATAACTTCCTCCCTTTACTTCGAATGTTGATAGCTCACTAATAGTATCGGCATCTACAATATGAAGTTTATTTAATTCAACAATATCCTTTAGGTTCGAACACCCGATTCTCTTTACTCTCTTTGTCATCATTACGCCAATACCATTTGACTTCACTGATGACGAAACAAACATGTTCTCGTATTCATAATCATAATACACATGATTGCATACAACTTGACCAGCATCGTTATTCTCAATTACGACCATCGCATTATTATAGAGAGTAGCTACTTTAACAATTATATCAGGAAATAACATAGGAGACACTAGATTATTTCTATATGTACATACCTGTGAGAAGCCAAGATCATCGATCCGTATAACATTAAATGTCGAGTAGTCTTGTCCTCTTCCTTTCGAAACGTCAACTGTCATTATATATCGAACACCTTCTTTAGGCTTCTCATAGTATGACACGTCATTTCGAAATTCAACTGGTTTAGCAGCCTTCAAACTGAGAAGTGTATTAGAAGATACTAAAGTGTTTGATGTACCGTGAAAGGAGTTACCAAACTCTTGTTCAAATTGACGTTCTGAAGTATTTGATATCGTTTGTCTTTTCCATTCTTCATCTCGACCAGGAACATCCCACCAATCTACACGAAATGCTTTAAACTCATTTGTATTCTGTACAGCTCCTTCGTATATACGATGAAAAACATTACCGACACCATTCGCGGTCGAAGTAATAATCACCTTTGTCTCTTTACCTGCTGATACAACTGGATATGTTGATGTGTAAAACTGTGCAGCATTCTCAACGAAAGCAAACTCGTCAAGGAAAAGAAGATTCACTGATAAACCACGAATAGAAGAACCAGAAGTCGCTGCTGCAACAATCTTAGTATTATTTCCAAATGTGATATTCCCTTTATTGAGTGCCTTACACCCAGGTTGTAAAAAGAATGGGAGATTCTCAAGTGCTAGTGTGACGCGGGATAACATCTCTCTCGCTGTTGCACCCTTATTCGCAAGGATCGCAATTGTCTTTTCAGGATGAAAGACTGCATACCACAGAATGTAAATAACTGTACTAATACTTTTACCAGACTGCCGACATGCTAACACAATAGAGAATCGATTCTCATTGAAGTGTTTAAACATTCTTTCCTGATATTCGTACGGCTTAAACGAGACTAATCCGCTGTCGAGCGAAATCACTTTAATATACTTCTCAGCGAAATATATCGGGTCTTTCATACACTTTACGTATTCAGCAACTTCTTCTTGTGTGAAGTTTTGCTGAACTCCATCCCTCTTCACGAGTGGATTTCCTAAATATCCCGCTTCTCCATTAACTATCGTCATTGTTCTTTAGGAATTTTTGCAATTCAGTAGTAGAACCAACGAAGATAGCGTTATTTGTGGTGCTTCCTGAAGCATTTTGTTTTTGCTCTTCAGATTGTGTCAATTCTTTTCTCTTCTTCTGTAGAGTAATAAGTTGATCCATCATATCAGTAGTAGTCTTAAACATACCAGCAAGAACTTCGAATGCTCGAGGATGTTCTGTCTCACTTGCAAGTGCCATCATATTATCAATAGCTTCTTCAGATCTCTCAATTAATGATTTGATCTTCTCTCGTGAGTAAGCATAATCTTCTTCAGTATCAACAACAATCTCTGATTGCGCTACTTCAGTTTTGATCTTCTGCAATTCCTGAGGTATGTGTGTTTGTAGAGCACTCAGTATATCTTCTTTTGACTTAATCATAATATAGCATATTGTTACTATGGACTATCGTCAAACCCGAAGGTAGTAATAGCAGTAAAATTATCTGGTGTATCATCATCTGAGCTCAGCACAGTTTTAACTCTATCAATCGGTTCAGATGCAGATGCAGATGTAGAGTTATTATAAAGATCTATATCAACTATGCGAATAACTGCATTCGGTGAAACACGTCCTGTGAACCTAACTTTAACAACAAAATCAAGAGTATAGATGAGTGTTCTTCTCGTAGTAAAATCACCTTCGTACGAATCTTCAAAGCTTGTGTTGTTTAAAATAATAGGAACATCGACAGAATTGCCTGGACCTTCCATATCTTTTATCGCAACAGTATATTCAGGAACGAATGTTGGAACAATCTGCTCGAAGATTTGGAGAGCATCATCTTGGTTTTTAGCAATGATATTGAGTTGCATACCAATATCATATGGTACAGATTGCTTTAAAACATTCTTACTAAGTTCAGTTCCAGCAACATCAAACAATTTCACATTTGATTTGTTCAATGCATTGCTAGTGTTCCTATCAATAGAAGTAATTTCGAAACTCATTCTTGGCAATTTGATCGCCAATTTCTGGTCTTCTAAACTACTATCTTGTTCAATCCTTGCAAGAAACTTACTCTTTGGACCATATGCTAAAGGCACACGCGTTTCACCAACGCCCTTTCTAACAATTTTGAGATTATTAAAAACAGTTCCAAAGACTGCGACAGTCTTCTTTAGAGTTTGATTGTAATAGTGTGTTCCGTCTAACATATTAAGTTACGTCAATTTCTCCGAAAGGATTCATCTCAGAGAAATCTATAAAGTTGTTTCCTGTTATTTCGAAGTCAATGTTCTGTGCATTAGGATCGTTATTGTCCATTGCATTAAACGAATCTTTCAGCGTGATAGCATAAGATGCTTCAGAGTCGACTCCAATTAAATTACCCACATTCACTCCAGTAACTTCGAACGATGTATTAGTATCATCACTCGCCGCAATTCCTACAACATCAACTTCTCCGTCTCGTACTTCAGCAATCTCACCGTTAATAGTAATATTAGGAGAACCAATAATTGTTTGAGTTATATCTTCACCTACTTGGTATGTACCTATTCCATCACCAAGAGTAAGAGTTGTGCGAGATGCAAAGTTTGTCTCAAAGGAATCAACTTCCTCAACTCCAGTATCAAGAGCTTCATTACCATATTCAAACAACTCACATGTGAGTTTGTATGTTGGCATATTCTGCAATTGATAGAATGGTGTATCACCATCTACATAACGAATTTCAAATAACCCTTTTACTAAAGGCAGATAAATTAAATCACCTTCATTAGGTCTAATAGATGATGTTGCTTCGCCAAATCTACCGATCAACTGGTCCCATCTACGTCTAGATAGTACAAAACTAATTTCTAATCCGAACTTACTTAATAGATTGCCATCTCCTTCGAAGCCATCAACGCTATCAACATACATTTCAATTTGATAAGCTTCACCAAATTTACTTAAAGCATCTTCATTAAAGATTTCATTAGTATCGACTATACTCCGCGGAATATAATACGCTTCATGACCGTATATGCGAAGGCTCTCTATAATAATATCTTCATAGAGTGTCTGCTCGCTTGACGTACCGTGCGAAAAGTATACATTTCTTGGCATAATATATTATCCAACAAAGAAGTCTGTTGGAGCTTCATACGTTAACTGCATTGTTTCTTCGATCTTCTCAATATCAGTAATAGCATCATCATATATCTGACGGCCGTTCAGCGTAACACCACCTGGCATTTGCATACCTTCAAACTTAATAAGATTCGCTCCCCACTGTCTTTTAATCAAAGCAACAAGATACTTTTTAAGAAGCATATCATTATAGATATCAGTATATGTTTCAGGATCGAGGACTTCATGACCTTCGACAATGATGTAAATACCTTCTTCCAAATCATCTCCTTCAACATACAATCGATTCTGATGACGAGAGAAAGATGATCTCTGTGACATACCATTAACCTTTAAGTCAATCATTGCCATATACTGCTTAGTCATTTCGTAATCAATCAAACCACCTGGGTTTCTTAGATTGTACATGTCATTAAAGTGCATCTGATAATCAACTGAAAACATTCCGCTCTGTGAAGTTGATGCACCAATAGGAAAGATATTGTTTACAAATATCATCGAATCAGGAATTGTGACATATCCATTAGTTACATCTTCAGCAGTGACCAAATGCTTACGATAGTTGCGAACGATCGAATCAGAATGATACTCTTGATAAAATTGCATCGCCTCATCTACGCGGTCTTCAACTTGATCTTCATCAACGTTGATATCTATAACAGGATATCCGAGTTTTCTTTTACACCAACTTTTAAAAGTTGCTTTTGAATTGGGTATTGCCATATCTTATTTATCCTAGTGCTATCG